GTACAGCCATTGCTTTATGCATACTATCCCAATCTGTAAAGTTTTCATCAAGGTCTACATACTCACCTAATGTCATATCATCTAACACAGGAATAAATCCATACTCCTTGCCACCCATTGTGAAGGTTCTTATAAGGTCTTGCTTAGGTTCAAACAGTCTATTAATGTCGTTTAGTATCTCCTGTACTGACGTAAACTTAATCTTTGCAATATCTTTTAAGTCAAGGTTGCAGAATATCTCTACGGTCTTGTGCATCATAAATCCTGTATCTTGATTGTCATCTGTATTGATACGTGCAAACTTCTGATACTGCTCTAATGTAACTTCTCTAAGGCTACTTGGTATTAGTATTTCTACTTTCATATAAGTACAATAAAATTATGTGGAATATGTATAAAAAGAAAGAGGTAGAATTTCTTCTACCCCTGTCTAACTAATGTTAACTAAACTAATCAAAAATGAAATATATTTCTAAGTTACAAATTTTTTTAACATATACAAATACATCTCGTTTATTTTTTCTTCTAACTCTTTACTGTTCTGTTCGTAAGAACCTTTACCCATTTTCTTTTGTCCTTGTAAATCCATCACAAGCTGAACAGGATAAGGCTTCTTTGACCAACCTCTACCCATTGGGTGCTGCTCTACAAAAAACCCTTTGTTCCAACAACCACTATACACCTTGTGTCTAATACGATTGTCTTTGTTTATCTGTTCTAACGTGTAATCGCTGCCCATACTAATACTTTGTATGCTGTTAGGAATCCTGCTGCTTGTGCAGTCATCAAAATCAGTAATTGTTTTCCTGCTCTAATAAGTTCTGGTCTGTTGCGTTTTGCAAATACCATTTCTGTAAGTTCCATAAATTCTCTCATAATAATAATTGTTTGTTGGTTCAAATATATAAAATATTTTTAATATACAAAATATTGCCCCTTATTTGGGTTCTCTAATGTATCAGTCAAGATGTAACGTGCAGCATCTATACAGTCAGGGTGTTCACCTGTTGGTTTCTGTAAGGTGTTCCCCTCTTTGTCTTTTGCCCATATATATCCTTGTAGTTCTCTTTTAAGGTTCTTGCTTCTTGCTGTAACGTACAATTCATTTTGATTCATTAGGTTGATACCATAGACAATACTATCCCTTCCCTTGCTTACAGGTGTTACTGTATGCCCATACCCTTGCAGCTCTGCAATGGATTTAGGTTCTGCTGAATCAGCTACAATAGCTTCTGTGATTCCGTTAGAAGATAAGAACCTGCTAATATCTCTATTGAGCATTCCCTTCTTATAAAGCACCTCATCATAGATGTACGCATCATTCCACTTGTACAACGCTATCAATGTAGTAGGGTCAACTGAATAACCAAAGTCCATACCATACCCTAGTAGTCTAGCTTCGACAGGAACTGTTCCTATTTCTTTCCAATCAGGAATACAAACCCCTTCAAGGCTTCCTATCTCACCAAGTCCATATACTCGCCACCAGTTCGCCCAATACGTTGATGTCTTTGCTTTGTCTTTAGCTTTCTCTATTTCTCTTACAATGCTTTCTGGTAGTCTGTCGTTATCGTTATACGTTAGTGTGATAAAGTCTGTATCTTCTTTCCCTACTAATTCCTTATCAACCCAAAATAGTGCAGCAGGGTTATAGTCAAGCCATATATTCCCTGATGTTCTTACCGCTAGTTGTTGATAAGCATCAAAGGGTACATTATTACACTCATTGATGTATAAGTCTGTTCTACGGCTACCTCTTAGTTTGTCAGGTTGGTCTGTTGAAAAGAACTCAACGTAGCTTCCGTTGGTGAAGGTGTACTTTAAATTGCTACGATTGAACTGTGATTCTTTGTAACGGTTTAAGCCTTTTAAGATATTAATAAAGTCCTTCATTGCACCACGTCTTAAATGAGGAATAGATTCACTTACTACACTAATCTCTTTACCTTCATTCTTTATGGCGTAGTCAGTCAGGATAGCTAAAATACAGATAGTCTTACCCGCAGAAGTACCACCCCTCACAATCTTTGTACGACTGTTAAGTTCTCTTAACTTATTTAGTGCTTGTGTTTTTTTAACGTGCATATAAGTTACAGACAGGGTTTAGGTTTTCCCTAGTCTATAAACAAAGGTACATCTTCATTGATAGAAATGTCCTTAGTTTCTTTTGGTTTCCCAAGATAGTAGTTAAGATAAAGAGTAACCCATTTAATATCGCCAGACTTTACACCCTCTGATAACGCAGCTAATGCATCATCTTCTAATGGGGATAAACGTTCTACAAGTTGTATTTCTTCGGCTTTAGGTTTTCTACCTGCACCTGCTCTTGCTCCACCGTTAAACTTTCTTTTATCCAATTTGAAATAGATTGATTATTCAATATCTATATGTACAATAAAAATTAAACTTTTTTGTTAATCTCTAAAGTATTCGTAAACTGCTGCTGCTAGTAACCCAAAGGATGTGATAGCAAATAACATTATTGAGTATTCCATATCTTACCAAATAGGTTCGTATTTCTTTAGCTGTTCTATTCTTTCTTGCTGTCTTTCTATTGTTTTAAACAGTTCTTCTTTTTGTTTTCTTAGCAAGTTGTTTTCATTTGTTAGCCTGTCGATTGTTAGTCTGTTTACTTTAACTTCTTGCTTTCTACCTACAACTATATCATCTAGGTTTTGTAGAGTTCTTAGGTGTGGTATAAACAATTCAGAATTTTGTCTCCATTGAGTATATATCTTTTGCGCGTGTACTACCGTAGAATGGTCTCGGTTTACTACTTTCGCTATTCTTTCGTAAGATAATTTCGTGTGCCTTAGTGCTAATACAAAAAACAATGTTCGAGCATCAACCATCTCTTGGGTTCTTAGTCTACTTTCTATGTTCTTTATTTTTGTTTCCTGCTCTACTAGTTTTTTAATTCTTTCTATCATTTCTTTCTATTATGTTTGTTATTGTGTCGTGTCTTGTTTCGTTTATTGCTTTTAGTATTCCTGCACAAGCTTCGTAGTCTTCTACATCTTCATAAAGTTGTATTATATCTTCCAACTCCTGTATGCTTACTCCTTCTCTTATGTCTAGTAAGGTAAGGTAGTAAAATTCTTCTATAATGTCTTTATTCATTTTTAAAAAAAGCTGTGAGCCATTTTAACACAGCCTTGTTTGTTGTTTGCACTGACTGTACGCAAACATAGATTTAAAGAACGTACAATGGCTTTTAAAAAATTCTTATTTGTGATTGATGCTGCTCTAGTCGTTTGGTTGCTGCTTTAAAATAATCTTTATCTATCTCATATCCAGTTAAATCATATTTCAAGTTATGACAGGCTATTGCGATACTCCCTCCTCCTAAATGTGTGTCAAGTATTTTATCGCCCTCCTTTGCGTAATTCATAAGAAGCCATTCGTACAATTTAATAGGCTTTTGTGTTGGGTGAAATCTTTTGCTACGGTCTTGTGATAAATGGTGCTTATATGACCTTAAAGCACGTTTAAATGATGTGTAAGCAAGTTCTCCATCTGAAAAGTCGCTACCTCCATTCATCTTATCCCAATACACCCATCCCATTGATGGTCTTTGTATTTTATCAATCATATAGTTAGCTCCCCAAATAATTTGATTTTTAGACACTCTAAATAACTCATTAAAGTATTCCTGAGAAGGTGTTTCACTGTCCCAAGACTTCCCCTTATTTTTGTATTTACCTCCGCCTAATGTCATTTTATTTACTTCTATACCATAAGGCGGGTCAACAATAGCAAGGTCAAACTGGTTATCGTCAAACCCTGCCATCGCTTCCATACAGTCTTTATTATATAAGTTAATCATTCTTTATCTCTCTGTATAACTTTAGTTGTTTATTTACAAATGGTCTTATATGTTCTACTGAAGATAATACAGGACTATCGTTTTCTGCAAGGGTTTCTAATTGGTCAAAGATGTATTTCATCTCTGCAAGATTACCTTTGATTTTCTGATGTGCAAAAGAACAAACTCTGTTTATGGTAAACGCTTGTATCTTGATACCTCCGTAGTGTTTCTTCATTTCGTAAAACTTCTTGTGCAAGTATAAACTAAATGCTCTGTTCTTTATTGTTGCTCTACCATCTTTAAATGTCATATTGCATCCACTATTAAAATATATGTTTAATACATTTCCTACGCTAAAAACATCTTTAGAATCGTTGTATATCTTATATACTTCTGAATAGTGTTTACGTGTCTGCGAAAATGTTTTAAGGTAATCTAATGCAGTCCACGCTCTATTTGCGTTGTTAAGGTTTATGATGTACTTTTGGTACTCATCGAGGTTTGATGTGTCAACCCAATCAACAATGTAAGCAGGTACGCTTGTAATGTTGTTTTGTCTTGCCATCTCTATTCTGTTATGCCCTTCAATGAGATTTCCTTTGTGGTCTATTACTATTGGTGATAGCCATCCAAACTCTGCTACTTTACTTAAAAAGCCTTCAGAATGTTTTTGCACAATATCTCTATTGACAGTTGAATACTTTACTTTGTTTACAGGATAGTTTTGGTTAAACGTTCCTCTGTTAAAATTTAAAATCTCTGTGTTCATAATATAATTATTTGTTGCCTACTCTAATGGGTTTTCAGCTTACCCCCTTTGTTTATAATATTCCTCTTAATACGTATTGGTCTATATCGTTTTCTTCTTGGAAGAAGTACTTATAGTTGCTTACAGCTTGTTTGAATTTGTCCTCACCTCTTGCTATAAACTCGTCAGTAGTTTCAAAGATGCCTATGTCAGTACTTCCCTTATCAACTACTAAAAACTTAAAATCTTTAGCACCAAACATTCTTTTGTATAAGTATGCTTGTAAGTCATATCCATATTTAGAACAAGACCATTGAAATTGAGAAAGGTCAGCAGAAGTCTTTAGGTCAATTATTGTATCACCTTGTAGTATGTCTGCCTTTGCTCTAAATGGTAACCCCTCTATCATTTCTATTGCAGGTACTTCAAACTCTGATTTGTTTAGTAGTTTAAGTGCTGCTTCGTTTCTTAGTACAGCATCTGCAACTCTTTCTGCTTGGTTCTTCTCTTTGTTCAGAAATACCTCACCGTGTGCTGCTTTCGCTTCTTTGTATATCTTGGTGTTCTTGGTTGATGCTTCTACAAAGTGTAACTCATCAACCTTGTGTGGCTCTAGTACCATCCAATGAACTAACTTACCTTGTGCAAGTGCAGGGCTATCTGAACTAGGGTCGCCATACTTAGTAACGTTTCTGTAAGTCTTAGGTGATTTAAGAATCATCTTTAGACTGCTGCTGCTTAGCGCGTGTTTACCTAAGTGTCCATAGTAGAAGTTATCATCGTACATCTCTGCAAGGATTTCTTCCTTTTGCCAATGCTCGTTGTTTAGTAGTGTAATCATATTGCTTGTCTTTTTATTTTCTCAAATCTTGCTCGTTTAACGTGTCCATCTAAATAACTATCTGCATTATCTAAGATGTTGTCTAATTGTTCTTCTGTGTAGTTTGAGTACTCGTACTCTACCCACCAACTTTCTTGTTCGTATATCATAATTGTTTGTATTAAAAAAGGGGGATTGCTCCCCCTGTGGTTTTATAAAAATCTTTCTTTTAAAGTGTTTAGTATTGGATTCCAACCTTTAGTTACTTTAATAAATTTACAGTTAAGTTCTATTGAGAAGTTTTGAAATCTTTTGTTAAACCAAACTGTTATAAGGTCATTTTCATCCCTACCATTAAAAGTAATAAATCCTTGTTTTTGTACTTCGTTTTTTAAATCTTCAATAGGAAAGAAAAAACCTTCTTCTGTTAAAATGTGTGTTCTCATAATTGTTTGTTTTATTATTATGATGCTAATTACGGAAACATTTTTGATATAAACAAGTTATTCACTATCTTTTTTTTCTACACCTTCTAATTTTTCCAATCTAAGAATGACAGCAACTAATACTTTTTCCATATTAGCTACCCTATTTCTCATCTGTATTAATTCGCTTTCTTTCATTTCTGCTGCTTTAATTTCTCAATATATAATGTAGCATCCATCAGTTCCTCTTGTAGGTGGTTTAAGAAGGCATAGAATCCATCTGGGTTGTCTTGTAGTGTTGTGTTATACTTTTGTATTCCTAGTTCACTACGTTGTCTGTATTTGCTTATTACATCATCTACTATCTTGTCTGTTTTCTTGATAGGAATAGTGCTGTCTACATTCTCAAAATACTTTGTTACTGTATCACTCATTTTATAAAATTATTCCAAGTCCATACTATAAAAAATTCTATTGTTCTAAACAGAACATATCCTACTAATAGTTTTTGCATCATAATCCTAGTTCTTCTTTCTTCTTATATATTGATAATTGTTTCTCTAGTTCTGCAATTCTTTCATCTGCTTTCCTAGCACGTTCTATTGACCTTGTAGATTGGTTTCTATATTGGTCAATCGCTAAATGGTATGTTCCCCTGTCTAGCTGTAATTTGTTTGTAATGAATGTAACATTTAGAAGTGCTTCTCTTACTTCTTTCAGTTGTTCGTTTTCAGGTCTTGCGTTACACCACTCGCTTACATTCTCCTGCATTATCAGAAGTGAATTAGTAAGTTTAAGGTCATCAAGGTTATCAAACTTCTTTTGCATTATATCTCTCATTAGAAACTACATTTTTTATTATTCCATTTCTTGCCTAAGTTATTGATAAATTCTATAAAATCATAAGGCTCTTTTAAAAAATGCCATCCAACCTTCGGTTCATACCAAGCTGTTACCTTACATTGTTCTAAAGGAATATTTTTGGAATCATCATCAAACTGATGTTCTACCTTGATAGCTATTGACTTCTCGCCCCAAGCATCGCAAATGCGTTCTAGTATTAGCTTTTGTCCTGTGGGAATACGGTTGTACTTTCTTTTGACTTCTCCAAGTATCAGTATCTCATTGTCAAACTCTAATACAAAATCAATATCACTTGGGTGTAGTTTTCCATTCTGTACACCTGTAAAGTCAATCACTTGCTTTACTTGGTTTCTATTTCTTATTAGACTACCCAAGATATTCTTTGTAAACACGTTCTAACTTCTTCCATACCCCATTTAAAAAACAAGTGCTACAACCTGTTAATTGTCTATTATCTTTAAAAACCCTATTGTATATTACTAACAAACTTTTTTGTTCTTCAGGTGTTACCTTGTTAAGTTTACCTACACGGTCTGACAAATAATTAAATTCATCTTCTGTAAGACAATTTGGCTTTTGATAGGGGAATAAGTAGTTAAGTTTGTCTTTGCGTTCATCACATCCACAGTCCTCACCTGCTAAGAATTTAACTGCCTTCTCTATTCCTGTTGCTTTTGTAATCTTCTGTACAGTATCTCCTACCCCTGTACTTGCTTGTTCGTGGTTCTTAACCCACTCTTTGTAGGCTTTAGTCCTTTTGTCTTTTGGTGGTAATTCGCTCATACTCTTTGTTTTTAAAATCTAAATATTCTTCTTCTAGTTTATTCCTTAAATCTTCTTTAAGGTGTTTTAAAGTGTGATAAATACTTACCCAACTTATTGATGTTTCTGCTGCAAGTTTACGCATACTCATATCTGTTTGGCTATACAGCTTCCACAGCTTCTTATCATACCAACTCCACCCATCTGCTACCTCATCTACTAATTCACAGATTTTGTGAAACGCTTCGTTTTCTTCTATGTTGTCTTGTTGAGGTAGTTGTGTATATACTTCATCGTGGTCTATAAAAACAAACCCAACCTTTTTCTTTTTGTTGTAATATTGATAGTACAAACTTCTTAAAGTAAAGAACACATAACCTCTACTTACTTTACCATTCTTTATGACCTTTTCTTCACTTGCATACTTTATAAGTACAAAGTACATCTCCTGCACAATATCTTCTGCATATCTATACTCACCAAAACTATTGATGATAGCTACCCAATCCTTGTGCTGTGCAGCTACAAGTTCTAACCATTTAAGGGCGTATCCCATATTACTGTAAAACTAATTATAAATATGCAACATTGCAATGTATGTTCTGTTACACCTTCTTCTTCTATGTCTACATAAGAATACAAAGCACCACACACTAACCCCATCAAAAGTCCTATGTGCATTTGTGCATTGTTCAACTGCCCCCAAAAAAGCATAAGGGTTAATGTTAGTAGTAATGTAAGTATTAATGGTATCAAAATATTATTTCGTTTACTTCTGTTTTTTTGCTGTGTAAAATATCTTTTCCAAGAAATTCAAAGCCTACATTGTTACGACTCATTCGCAATTTGATAGGCTGTTCAAAAGGTGTACATCTTCCACCTGTTTCAGTTTCTTTCACTTTTAGCACGTGCAATTCTGAATACATCCATTCATTAGGATGAGATGTCATTCTGTGGACACACAGCACATCATCAGCCCTGTTGCCCCACTTGCCCCCACCTTCTACTTGCGACATTGATAACGGTTGTGGAAGGTTTGCATATTCGTGGTCTTTTGGGTAAGTTCTACGCATTGCTTCTGTAACACCGTGTGCATTAAGGTAAAGTGCTATATTGTTTTCTTTTGCAAATAGTCTTAGTTCACTTGCTACTTGGTAGTCGTATTCGTGTCCACCTAAGTTACGCATTAGCTGTTTATCTTTTGCTAAACTATTATAAGGGTCAATCATTAACCCATCGTAATCCCAAGCATCTTTAATTGCTTTTGCTTCTTGTAATAGTTCTTTATAAGTAACAAGGTTATCTACGTCTATTATTTTAAAATGTGTATCACACCATTTAACTGCTTCATCTATGTCATCTTCCGTAGCAGTCTGTATAGGTTTCCCCATCTTGAACTCTATAATCTTTCTTACAATACTCTGGGGAGTGTTTTCACTTGACCAGACAAGAAACTTTAAATTGTGTTTTATTGCCCAAACAGTAAACAGGTATGTGAGTACAGTAGTCTTTCCAACATTACTATGCCCAATACATAAATTAAACGTTCCTCCTTGCTTAAATCGCAAGTACTCGTCTATTTCGTCTATGTCTATCTTCAAACCTTCTTTTATTCTACCGTGTTTTATGTCTAGTATTCTTTCTTTTAAATCGTTTGCTCTTGCAATCATTTGTTAGGTATTGGTTTAATTCCGTATTTGTTTGTTTCTTTTGCTGTATTCTTTACGTACTTTTCAAATTTATATCCTAGTATAGGATTTACATTATAGTTCCAAAAATCGTGAGGCATTTCCTCACCTTGTTTCAGTTCTTTAAGTTGTCGCATAAATATATAAAAAAAGGGGGTTGTTACACCCCCACTTAATTAAAATGGTAAATCTACTTCTCTTTCTTTATTCTGTTCTGCATTTGTTACCTCGTTCCTTTCTGCAACACTTACTCCCTCATCACTAATCCATCGTACTGCTGCATTTCCCAATGTGATAGAAGGTGTCTTTGCTTCTCTTTCTTCTTTACTTAGTGATTGCGTTACCCAAACGTTATTTCCATAACTTGATTGGTTCTGCACCATTGCTGTAAAGTTGAGGTAACTCTTACCATTTTTACCTTGAATTAATTTTGATTTGTCAATTGACGTAAGGTCAATACTTCCTGAAATAATTGCTGTGGTCTTTTTTTCCATTCTATTTTAAATTTATAATTATTATGTTCTCCTTTGTAATATACGTTTTTTATTTTACACTTTAGACAACTCATCTTGTACTTTTTTAGATACTTTGTACTTTGATTTGATATTATCTATTGTGCCACCACCTTGTAAGTACTCTATTGCTTTTGAATATTCTACTGTGTTAGTGTTTAACCACTTCTTTTCTTCTTGTGTAGTCTTACCACTTGCAGCGTTTGCATCGTCATCTTCTGCTTGTAATCCTAAAAGACTACTAAGTGTGTAACGTCTGTAATATGTTACACAAGAACCTAACTTCTGTGGGTCTGTTATTTCAGGTAGTTTAAGTGCTGATACTTCTGCACCTCCTCCATCTATACATATTACTTTACTATAAACACAGTCCTCTAATATAGGCTGTGTAAGAAGTAGTTTATGCTTCTTTAATAGAGGTTGTAGTTGTTTAATAAGTGAATTGATGTCAAAGTATTTTGACTTGTAAAAAGGGTTACTCGCATCCTTGCTGATTGCCCCAATTTCCTGCTGTAAGTTAAACAGCTTTTGATGTAAAGATAATTGTTTGCTCATATTAATTGTTTTAATTTAATCAAAGATAAACAATAATTTTGTAAAAAGCAAAAGGTGGACAAAATCCACCCTTCACAAACAAACAATTATAAGAGAAAAATTAGGAAAGTTTTTTAAGAAGCGTAGAATATTCCTTAATCATTTCCTCTAATTCTACATTTGTAAATTTAGTTATTTCTTGGCTTTTTTTATGTAGTTCTTCAGATAAGTTACTACCAAGATATAAACTATACTTGTATTGCTCTCCTGCTCTATAAACGTTACAAGCTACACATTGTGGTTTTACATTTCTTAAATCCCATCTAGTACTGTAATGTTTTCTACTTATAAAGTGTCCTGCTTGTATTCCACCTGTTTTCCAATGTCCTACTTTACCACAAGTAACACAAGTGCAATAACCTCTTTTATCAGCATTACTTAATCTTACATACTGACTAAATACAACATCTAACTTTTTTACAAGTTTACTTCTTGTTGGTTTCTTTGCTGTTTTTGGCATTGTCTTTTTTTTAATCATCTAAAGACTTTAAAAGAATCTCACCAGATGCTTCGTCTATACCTTTAATTTGTTTGTAAATAAATTTAGAATTTGCTTTTACTTCTTTTTTTTCTGTTTTACTAGAATCTATACCTAAGTTAGTATATTGATTACAATCTATTTTTAGTAAAGCATCAGTTCTTTCTTTAATACTTAATTGGAAGTCTGTTGCTATTTTTTGTGCTAGTTCTTTTATGTCTTTCATATATTTAAGATAATACATTATTAGCCTCCACCCACCAAAGGTCGGACATTTTTTTTAAAAAGTCAATAGAAATAATTATTTTTTTTACTTATGGTTCTTGTTGCCCATAACTTTTTCGTAAGACCTACCCCCAAAGTACCCTGCAAAAACTACAAATAGCAATTCTTTAACGATTGACAAACCGTCTATTTGCATATACCACCCTACAACAAAAGATACCGTTAAAAATATTAATGTAAGAGGTCTAACGTTTTGTGGCAACCAAGACTGTGAACGTGAATCAGCTACCCATCTTCTAGTAATGCCATCAAACTCGTGTATTTCTTGCTCTAGTTTTTTAAGTGCAATCTGTTTATCTTCATCTGTAAGTTCACTACCACCGATAAGAGCGCGTACGACACCACCAACGGGGCTATCATCAGCAAGACTGCCAACAACTGCAGGAATCTTATTAAGTAAGAATTGACCAACCTTAGTATCTTTAAACTTTTTTTTACCACTCATTTAATGTATTTCCTGCTGTATTAGTAAAGCCAGACAGATGGGTTCTTGTCTGGGTCATTGTCTGCGTGGATAAAAGTTTTGGCGATTCCAATTCTTCTGAACCCTGCTTCAATAAGGGCATTAAGTATAATCTCCCTTGCTGCTCCACTTGTACAAGCAATATCTGCTGCATACCCAAACAAGTGTGAACTTCCTTTGCTTTTAAGCCCTGCCTGTACTCCACCAACATAGGCGTTATGTGATGGCGTTCTAAATCCACTTGTGATTTTAAAAGGTATACCTGCCCATCCTCTTGCATCGTCGAGCATTTCCAAAAAAGTAGCATCCATATTAGACCCACTACCAACTTCATCAGGCGAATCAAATTCACTAAGTTTAAAATATTTCATATTATTTATTTAATATTGATTTAAACGCTTCGCTTCCTGCATTAATAATCTCCTTCTGTAAAGTTATCATCTGTGCCTCGTAAGCATCTTTTTGTTCTACTAATGCGTCAATATGCTTCTGTTGGCTTTCTACCTTGCTTTGTAATTGGTTTACTTCGTCAGGGTTGCGCCCTATGATAGCATAGATAACAACTGATAAACTTCCTACAATCATTCCTACGATAGATACTATAATATCTTTGTTCTCTCTAGGAATAGAATTATTAGCTAAATATAACAATAATAAAATTACTAGAACAAAAATTCCTGCTGCTCCTGAATAGTGTATTAAGTCTTTCTTTTTCATTTTATCTGTTTGTATATTTTAGTTAATGTATATATTATTGTAAGTATTAATACAACTGTTTGTAACTGTGTATTTATGTTTGGCATAGTACTAAAAACTATTGCTCCTAAATTAAGTCCGTATATTCTCAAGTCTTGCATAATTTATGATATTAAATCCCAAGTAAGTTCATCTTCATTCCACTCATAAAAGTTTCCATCATCAGGCTTTGACATTGGTGGATGCCAAGTACAAGTAGTTCCATCTAATGTCCACGAAGTATATGGCTTAGGTGGTGCAAATCCATCGTGAGATGAATAATACTTATATCCTATTCCTGCGTAGTTTTTACGGAATGGTGTGCCACCTAATATATGGACATTTTCTCTTGTATTGTAAGATGTTTGTTTCCACTTCTGTCCTGTTTCTGTAGATAATGTTTCTTCATCTATATTATCAGGAGCAGATACAACTTCTACTACTTTATTTTGACTATTTAATCTTGCAAAATGTGCCATATTAACTAAATGTTATTGTTTGTCCAGTTCCTGCTTGTGTGATTCTAGTTAGTTTATATCCAGAACCAAAAGCTGTGGAGTTTAAGTGAGAGGTTGAAACTCCAGCACTAACAGATGCAGTAACAGAGTCAGGGTATTTTAAGATGATAACACCTTTACCTCCTGCTCCTCCAGCAGCATCTTGACCACCGCCGCCACCGCCGCCGCCGAGATTGTCTGTTCCATTACTACCTACAAAACCGCTTCCTACTCCTTTTCCACCTGCGCCACCACCTGCAACATTTCCAGACCCGCCTGTGGCTGAAGCACTTCTTGCACCGCCGCCACCGCCTCCTGCATATTGCTGATTCGTTGTGTATATATTGTTTACTGTACCTGCTCCACCATCTCCTGCGGCATCTGCTGAACCATTACCACCTACTGCGGAAGAACCTCCTCCTCCTGCACCTGCCCATTTAATATATCCTGCACTTCCACTATTTCCTGCGGCTGTATCTCCTCCATCGTTACCTTGACTCGGTGTGGTAAATGGTGTGTTACCACTTCCACCAGTATTTCCTGCGGAATTATTCATTGACGCTCCACCTCCAGAACCACCATTTTGAGCTCCTGAACTTGGATTATGTCCTCCACCGCCACCACCTGCAGCGGTAATTGTAGAAAATGTAGTATCATTTCCGCTTGTGCCTCTTGTGAAAGCAGTTCCTGCAGCACCACCTCCACCTACTTGAACTGTATAAGCTGTTCCAGTTGTAAAAGAAAAACCTGCTGCGGCTCGGTAACCACCTGCACCGCCTCCACCACCAGCTCCTGCAGAGCCACCTCCAGCTCCGCCACCGCCTCCAACGACAAGGTATTCAAGTGTTAAATCTACTGCTGCTGCTGCGTATGGTTTTAAGAATCTTCTGTTAAACATAAATTAAATATCAGACTTATCACTAGCGTAAGTTGCAATACTGTAAAAGAAAACAGGGTTTGCTGCATCATCATCTACACATTCAATTTGTATAATGTTATCTGAAGTGCCATCATCTTCATAATCAACACCACCTATCTTGTTAAATACAGAAGTTCCTGTACCTGCATCTAGGTTTAATGTTTGGTTGCCTGTTACAGGATATATGCTTACAATTTGACCAAGTTTGTAATTAGTTAGTTTAATTGTATAAGCGCCTGTTAAATCTCCACTTAACTTAAATGTAGAACCAGAACTACAATCATATGTTACTGTACCTGTAAGTGTACTAATTGCTACTTCTTCTGTGTATCTGTTTGCTAACTCTGCGTGGTCTACAATGTCATCATTTAACATTGCGTTAGTAACAAAATTGTTACCATACACCTCATCGAAGTTGTCATTTAGTTTATCAAATGCAGTTCTTAACGGGTCACCTGTACCATCGTTAGCTGCTGTTCCTAAATTTACTGTCTGTTTAGCCATATTGTTTTAACTAAAGTTATGTCCTGCAAATGTATGTACTCCATTACCTTCTACTTCTATTTCTTTAGATGCCCAACCATAAGGGGAAGATTCTAAGTCATTCCAAAGTACGTCTACTGAATATTTAGTACTACGCACTCCTGCTGTTAGTTCCTCACCATCTTCATCGTATGTAGGCTCTGTGGTGTACAGATACCCTAATTTAACGATAGTATGACGGTGGTTTGGTACGTTGTTACCATTTTCGTCTTGAACGTGCGGTAGAGCGTCTATTTTAGTCTGTGCTTGTTCTTCTGAATCGAATTCGTATTTTTTAAATAAAGTTGCCATAATTTACTTTTGGTTATAACTATTAGTGTTTATATATATACTTTTTTTAATTTTCTTATCTTATTGTATTACTTATGTAAAGATTTACCCTTGTTTTTATCATAAGAGTAAATGTTACCTACGTTGTTAATGTTTCTAATTCTGAATCTGTTAATGCTGTGTTGTAAACTCTTACGTCTTTTGCGTTACCGTAGAAAAAACTACCACTTTGTTGTCCACTATCAAAAGTTAATTTATTTAAATTTAAAGGTGTTATTCCGCTACTATCTGTTGCTACTTCAACTCCATTAATCCATAAAGCAAAATCATTTTCTTTATATTTAACAGCTACTTTAGATAAGTTTTTTATATCTTCTGAATATCCTAATAAAAATGCTTGTGTAACACTTGCGTTTCTTATTTCACAATAAATTGCATTTGATGTATTTCTATAACCAAAAGATATTCTATTATTAGTAGTTCCATCACTTAAAGTTATTAATCTGAAAGTTAAGTCATTACTTAAAGCACTAATTTCAGCATACAACACTCCCTCACTATCATTAAACACTTCACTATTCCCTGCACCACTACAAGCATCAGCCGACCTCGTTACAGAACTTCCCTCTGTTGGTATGTAAGAGGTAGCGTATCCTTCTTCGAGCTGTGCGCCCCAAGCATAAAAAGTGCCAATTCCACTTGACCTATCAAGATAAGAATTTAATAAAACACATCCTGAAGGTGTGGTTACAGTTGCTATAATTCTTTTCCAACCATTACCATAATCTACTGTTTCTTGCGTAGCGTCTTGTGTAATAAAACTATTTGCTGTATTGTCATAAAAAGCTACTTTCACGGAATCTTTAGTGCCTTCTTTAAAGAAATAAGAAAATGTATATTTTGTAGATGCTATAACTGTAGATTGAAAATATACAAGATGAGACGCGTTTGTGGACTCTATTCTATCTGCTGTTTGAGTTCCATCAGGCGATACAACAGTATTTGCGGTTATAGTAGTATTGAATTTAACCCAAGCAGCATTACTAAAATCTTCGCTGTAAGTAACTAAATTTGTCCTAGCAGGCTCTAACAACAAATGCCCATCAGCGTTATCTAAATAGTCTATTCTTGCTTCTCCTTGTCCTGCTGTCTTTATAAGACCATCACTATCTACATAAGTAGCAGTAGAATCTCTTGTAAAGTCAAACGGTAGTGGTTTAAAGTTATTATTCTCGTCATTATAGGCTAGAACCGAATCCTTTTTGACTGCCCAATTCTTATTACCAAATTTAAATGTATTTGCCATAATTATCTTATTGTATATTCTTGTCCTACTGCCATATCGTTAAATGAATCCCAAGACGTTAATGCTTCTAGTTCGCTGTCTGTAAGTGCTTCTTTGAATACTGCAGTTTCTTTTGTTCTTCCGTAGAAGTCAGAACCACCACCACCGTTATCAAATGCTAATTCTGATAGTCCTACTGGTGTGTTTGCTGAATTGTCAGTAGAACGTTCTGAACCGTTTACCCATAAAGCTAAATCATTTGATTTATATTTAACTGCAATTTTATTATATTCTGTTTGCGTTAAATTAAAAAAACCTCCGCCTTGAAATGAATTTCCACTTTTAACTTGGTAATCTACTCTACCTGTATTTTGTAATATAATCTCTACCGTATCACTTGTAGAGGCATCAGATAAAGATATTCTTCTTGAAGTACCGTCATCAGCTAAAGCAGCAATCTCCGCATACAACACCCCTTCTGAATCGTTAAAGTCATCACTTGTTCCTGCACCATTACAGGTTTCTGCTGAACGTGTAACAGATGAACCTGAAGTAGGAATGTAGGAGGTAGCGTAGCTTCCTGCTTCTAATTGAGCTCCCCAAATGTAAAACCCACTTGTGCCATCTCCTTGATAAGTTGGAGTTGAATTAACGATTTGAGCAATTGCAACTTGTATTCTCTCAAAAGTAGCTGATGAGTTTGTTGTGAACGTTACCGAACATCTGTACCAACCATCTCCAAAATCTTCTATGGTTGATGATATTGATGCATTAGAATCAGTTTTAGTTCCATTTGTTAAATCAAAATACGTTCCGTAATTAGTACTGCCATCGTATTGCTGTAAAAATAATAGGTCATCTTCTGCTGCCTTTGCGAAAATACTTCTTGTATAAGTCGTAGAACCTGAAACAGTAAATCCTTGCTTAAACCTTGATTGATAAGTATTGGTATTTGTCTGTGTTATTTTGCTTGCCGTGTTAGTGCCATCAGGTGCAGTAGTCTCATTAGCTGTAATTGCAGGTGTTCCTGAACTTAATAATGAATTTAAATTAACGGAATACTCTGCTTGGTTTTGCCTACTCGGCTCTAAAAGTAAAGCAGGTTCGCTTTGTACTACTCCATCTATTAAAGGGTAGTCTAA